GGTGATGCAATCCCAACTGCAGCTCCTACTGTAGGTGATGTGCCTAACTTCTCCTCAGTTACTTCTTACACCGCAGGAACTGCTGGTAGTCTAGCAGGTACTGTAACCACAGCAGGTGCTCTAACTGTAACCGCAGGTGGATCTGGTACAAGTGCAACAGGACAGTTCGTTTCGGAGATCACCGTAATTGACTGAGGAGGAACTCAATGAATACTATGATTCGTTGGTCTGTCCTAAGTGTGGTGGGTGCAAGTGTCACACTTGCTCCTGCCCTGGCGGTCCCCGTGGTCCCAAACTTCACACAGGGCTCAATGACGAGCCATACGGAGACGACACAAAAAATTACGGAGACCATCAATTCAATGGACTATAACACAGGGTATCAATACTCTGTGACAGGAAGTGGTATTTCAGCATCAGGTAACTTATCTCCTGGGACTGGAACAAACAATGTAACTATAGACGGCGTGACATCATCATGGACAGGAATCAACAGCAAACCAACATTCACACAGACGACCCCAGGAGCAGCGTTTCAGTTCACAGAAACATATCAGGGTCCTGGTTTAAGTCAACAAACAATTATTCAAAGAACCACAGAGGTAACAAGCGTAACAGATACTACAAGTATTTTCTCCCAATAATTGCTTTACTAGTAGCGTCTCCCGCAAAAGCAAATGTTGGTGGTGTGTCTGCAACAGCAGCACCTGTAGCTAATAGCTCAGGCTCGGTGACCAACCAGGCAATTCAGGTTTTACAAGGTCCCTATATCACAAATACATATGGCGGAGGTATACAATGCCAGGGACCTACGTTAAACATCACACCATATGTTACAGGTAGTGCATCTGCTACTAAACCTTACGAACCTTATTATTGGGATCCTGTTTATGATATGCGGGATCTTGATGAAGATGGTGCCCCTGATAATCCTGGCTCTATTCTTTACACTGTTCCTGTAAGAACAGGACAGAAAGATAACTACAACTTAGGCGTTGGTTTCTCTATGACATGGAGCAAACCTCTTGATAAAAAACTACAAGACCAATGTAAAGAAGCAGCTGCTGCTAACATCGCATTGATGAAGCAACAAGCTGCTAATAAAAGATTAGATTTTGAGATTGCCAGACTAAAGAACTGTGGCGAATTGATGAAGCAAGGTATTCAATTCCATCCTCGCTCTCCTTATTATAAAGTGTGTGCTGATGTTGTTGTGAATAATCCTCCAGGACATACACATCCACACGTCCATGCTATCCCTTCTCCCGCTCCTTCTTCTTCTTCCTTGGAAAAACGGAACGCAACTCCCGAATTGCATGGTTCATCTGACGCTGCTCTGCTCGGCGCTCCCCTACGCTCTGGACTGGGAGAGTCTTACCCCTTATCGCAGCAATCTTCTTCATCACTTTCTTCACAGCAGGTTTCACCGCTTTTAACAGAACGTCAGCAAGAGGTTTTGCGAGTAGTGCCGAAGCAGTAGCAATTACTGCAACTCCACCAACTTGTACAACCTGACCACCACTAGGCAGTCCTGCTACTATCTGTTGAGGTAGTGGGACTGCTTCTGTTATTTGGACACACTCGTTGCCCATCAATTTGTATTCGGTTACCTTCTTTCGGAAACCTTCTACATATGTTCCTACAGGTTCCTTTGCCTGTTGTCCTGGTGTAGGACAATCAATCTTAGCAGTGACAGGATTTGCTGCTGGTGGCAGTTCTACCTGTCCTGGTGGTTCTGGTTTTTCTTTTGGTCTAGTATCAACACCAGCAGGATATGTAGGAATTATCTGCTCAGGTTCATACTGAATAGGATTAAAACTAGGGACCCCAGAATCACAATACGTAACCAGTCCTGCTTCGTCATCTTGACCTACAGTTTTAGATTTGCTGTTGCTTTCATGGGCTTCAACGCAACCAGGAATATCAACAACAGGTACACCAATATTTACTACAACTGGTGGTGGTAGAGGCATTGATGTGTAATTATCTGTTACAGTAGTTACTTCTGGAATTTCGATCTCACCAATATCGATATTGGGAGAAGTAACAATAGGGATATCCATTAGCAATCATTAAATACTTGACCAACCTCAGACCCAATAGCAGATCCAGCTTTTTGTCCTAGAAGCAGTGCCCAACCACCTGCCAACCATCCAACGTATGGAATACCAGACAGTGCAGGGACTGCTACACCAGCAGCAATAGCACTACCTGCCATCGCACCTTGTGACCGTGCTCCAGCGTCCGCCGCGATACACTCTGCGCTTAGGGCATTCGACTTTCCCTCAGCATCAATTGCACCTCCCATATTTCTGACGCCTTCCATTGTGTATTGATCACGGCGATACTCAGTTCGCTGCTCAGATCCTCCGCCAAAGAGTCCTTTCTTTTCATGGTCAAGTTCTAATGATTTGCTAGATTCCAAGATAGCAGGATCATTTGCTCTATATTCAATCTCATACCCATCTTTACCTGCTTTGATTTTGTATGAAGAATATGGAGTGCCTCGTGGAATATTAATAGTAGGAAGTTTTGGAGGTTCTGCCTTCCTGTCGATTAGATAACCAAGAAGACCTAGATGTGAGATAGCAAATAATGCACCAGCAGTGCTGATCATTATCTTCCACCCAGATGGTTTCTTTGGTTCTGGTGTTGCTGGAATGTAGTCGTTCTTCTCTTGTTTAAATACACTCATGGTAACGTGGGGATAGCAGGACCAGTTGTAGTTGGAAGTTCTGGCATAGCTGCATCAATCAATCCAGGAAGTGCTCCTGAGACTGCTTCTGTTACGGATGTAGTTACTCTTTCTCTGGCATTCTCTATTAAAGTATCTTTATTAACATAGAGATAACCAGCACCAGCAACAACGGAGAGAGATACAAGACCAGACGCGAGCGCGATGACATTGATTAATTTTTGCATGGTACAAACATAGTATACGCATTTATTTAGATGACATAGTTACGAAATTACGGTATAATAAATATTACCATAGACGTAATATTTTGGGATATTAATGGGCACCTTCAGGAAGTCTCTTAAACTTGGGAAGAAATCCAGACAGATTGAAGAGAATCTAAAGAAACTGGATAAGGAGTTAAAAAAGACAGGTGCTCTCAATGAGACTGCCAAGACTCCTGCTGCTCCACAGGAGGAGCAGCTGAGGAAGTTTGATTGGCGTAGGGAATTTTTCCCTGAGAAAGACCAGTATGAGATGGTCAATCTTCTCTATGAAGAGCGTCAGCAGAAGCTAAAAGAAGCAATTGGTGAAGAGAAGATTAGAATTGCGGAAGAAGTTGAGAGTCTTAGGGAAGCAGTAGAGAAGAAGAGAGAACTTAGACAACTCCAAAAGGTAGATCAACATCTTGCAAATATTGATGTTGAGTTCTATAAACTGCGTGACGATCTTGTTGAGAATATCAATGAGAATATGTTTCCCAACATTCCTGCTATTGAGGAAAAGTTGGATGAGATTCTCACCGTATATGGTAAGTTAAATAGCAGAATTTCTGAGGGATTTCTTAACGAACCTAGTGGATCTCCTCAGGGTGGAGATCCACTTGCTAATACTGACTTCGTAACTTTTGATCAGTTAAAGCAACACTACTCTCTGTTCCTGGATAGAATCTCTACACAACTTGCTACCCTTGGCGGCGGTGGTGAAGTAGAGCTGAAGTATCTTGATGACGTTGTTGGTATTGCAACTAATGCAGCTGCTTATGATGGTAAGTATCTGAAGTACAACCATTCATCTAAGAAATTTGAGTTCTCTGATGTTGGTCCTATTGGTATTACAACAGAAATTCAAACCCTAAACAATGTCTTGGGTCTGGGTAATACTTCTGACCTTGGAATGAGTGTTGGTGTATCTACCTTTGCAGATAAAGTTACTGTTGGTGGTGCAACTACTGCTTTGGTAGTTGATGGTAATGTAAGAATAGTTGGTCTGCTGACTGTAGGTTCTGGAACCATTGTTATTGATGGTGATAATGACAGTATTGGAATTGGAACAGTAACTCTGTCTGAGACCAAAGTTTCGCAACTTGATAATCTCACAGGAGATACTGGTAATTTCTCTGGTGATGTAAAGGTTGTTGGTGTCCTTACTGCATTGTCTCTGGACTCCTCCAATGTATCTGTTGCAGGTTCTATTACGGGTACAACTTTTTATGGTGATGGATCTCAACTGACTGGTATAACTGGTATTGCTACCAGTGCTGATACTGTTTATGTGGATGAATCTGAAGATGATGATGAGTATTATAATATTATCTTCTCAGATGAAGTTCCAGGAGCAGGTGATAGTTATCACACACTACAGGTAGATCACACTGGACTTAGATTTAATCCAGGAACTAATACCTTAGATGTAAATAGACTTGATGTAAGTTATATTTTAGGTTCTACTCTCTTTCAAGGTGATCTTACTGTTGATGGTGATCTTAGAGTTGATCAAACTCTAAGAGTTAGAGCTGATAACCAAGAGTTTATTGTTGAGAATGGTTCGGGTCAAAACAAATTTACTGTAGATACCGATAACGGTAATATTGTATCTCAGGGCAATGTTTCTGCTGCAGGATCCATCACTGCTCAAACCTTCTATGGTGATGGATCTCAACTGACTGGACTCACCCTTACTGGTGGTGACGTTGTATTCTCTGGCATCACTACCTTTAATACTAATGCATTATTTGGGGATAACAGAAAGGCAGTCTTTGGCGCGGGAAGTGACCTGCAAATTTTCCATGATGGTGCTGATTCTTACATCTCTGAATTGGGAACAGGTAAGTTAATCCTGAATACCAATGGTCCAAATATTGAACTTAAGTACAATAATGCAGAGTTTGCCGCTAAGTTCAATCAGGATGCTGGTGCTCTGTTCTATTACAACAATCTCAATAAGTTAGAGATTCTTGGTACAGGTGCAACCACATATGGTACTCACTATGCAACTTCCTTCTCTGGAAGTGGTGCATCTCTGACTGGTATTACTACTGCACAGATCGTAGACTTTGGTAATGTTGTCTTTGGTATTGGTAGCAGCACAAATGTTAATACCACAGGAACAATTACTGCTGGTGCATTCTATGGTGATGGTTCTAACCTAAGTGGTATTGCAACTCCTGCATTTGTCACTCAGCAGATTGCTGATCTGGTGGACTCGGCTCCAACGACTTTGGATACACTCAATGAGTTGGCTCAGGCACTCGGGGATGATCCTAACTTTGCAACTACGACCACCAATCTGATTGGCACCAAGGCATCTCTTGCTGGTGCTGCCTTTACAGGATCTGTTACTGTAACTAATGGATACCTCAGCGTTGGTTCTACAATGCTGTCTGGATCCAGATTCTATGCAAAAGAGAGAGTTTATATTGGTGCGAATGAAAACATTCAACTTTATCAGATAGAGCAAGGTAATCCAGTATTTTTAACCACTAGTTACCTTGATCTTGCTTCTGGTGGTAGTGCTGGATCTAGTGGATTTATTAAACATGGTAATAGAGATGGGTTCTACGGTGGAGAACTTACTATCACTAATGGTGGTAACTTAAAGTCTGCTGTATTCAATAGTGGATGGGGTGGAGTAGATCTCTATCATTGCGTCAGTGGTGACCTCCCAACTCTTAGATTCTCTACCACTGCAACTGGTGCTGGTGTTGTTGGTATCCTGACAGCAGACCGTATGGTAGGTGCTGCTACAAGCAATGTCATTCCATTCCTGTATGCTGATCCAAGTGCTCTTCCTAGTGCTGGAGATTATCATGGTGCATTTGCTCATGTTCACTCCACTGGTGGAGCATACTTTGCACATGGTGGTAACTGGTTAAGACTCGTCAATTATGATGCTACTGAAGGTAACGTCTCTATCGGCACTGCTAACTTTACTACTAGTGGCAATATTGGAGCAGGTATTGTAACTGGTACTAGTGCTGAGTTCCGTAATCTTAGACTTGGAACCTTTGGTACTAATAACATTTACGCAGTTGGTGGTCCCCTTTATCTGGATTCTGAGTATGGTGAAGTTGATGTTGTTAACAACTTCCATGTAAATGGTATCAGCACACTGGGTAGAGTTGTTGCTCAAGATATTGTTGGACTCTCTAGTGCAAACTTCTCTGGAATTGTTACTGCACAATCCTTCCGTGGTGATGGTTCTCAACTGACTGGTGTTGGTGCTACCAACCTTAATAGTCTTCTTGATGTCAATGTACCATCTCCTTCTCCTGGTCAAGTCCTGAAGTGGTCTGGTAGTGAGTGGCAAGCAGCGGCAGACCTTACTGGTACTGGTGGTGCGGGTATCGGACTGTCTGATCTGTCTGTAACCACTGCATCTGTCGGTGTTGCATCACTGTCTTATAACAACCAGTCTGGTGTATTTACCTATACACCACCCGACTTCTCCAACTACCTCAGCAGTAATATCACAACAAACGTATCTTTAGGTAATGGATACGTCTTTACTTACGACTCTTCTGCTACTGCAAGGTTTGGAACTGTTGGTAGTAATAATTATGGTGATATCTTCTGGGGCACTGACAGCAGTGCAACTGGATTCCATATTAAAAACAATGACTTTGATGGTGCTCTGTATCTGACCAACACTGGTACTGATGGTGTATACATCAGAGCAACTGCAACTGAACTTGGTGCATCGTTCAAGGCAAATGCAGAAGCAAATCTGTACTATGATAATGCACTTAAGTTCTCCACATCAGGAGTAGGTGCTAGTGTTTATGGTTACCTTCAGGTTAATAGTGGTCTGAATGTTAGTGGTGTTGTTACTGCAACTGAGTTTAAAGGTGTCTTTACAGGTGTTGCAAACTATGCTTCTGTTGCTGGTGTTGCAAGCACTGCAAACTATGCAACTGAGTCTGTAACTTCTGGATATGCTGCTGTTGCTGGTATCGCTTCTAATCTTACTGGAACACCAAACATCACTGTTGGCGAGATCAATACAACTGGTGGACTATTTGTTGGTGCTGGTCAGACTTCTTCCTTCGGTGATAGAGTCACTGTAAGAGATGACCTTAGTGTTGAGGGATCTACACCTACAATTAGAGTTCAAGATTCTGACTCAACAGAGAATTATGCCTACATGAGCTATAGTGCTCCTGCAGGGAACTCAGTATTGTTTAGAACTAGAGCATATAATAATACTCCAAGCTTTATCTGGCAATCTGAAGCGGGTGGGGGTATTAATAATACTCAGTACCTCATGTACATGCAGGGTGGTGCCCCTGGCGATTATAATCATGGATACGTATCTTTCGGTAGCACCGTTGCTGAAGAGAGACTGCATGTTGGTGGATCTCTGAAGGTAAATGAGAACATTACCGCTGCAGGTATTATTACTGCTAATGTTATTACAGCAACCACTGGATTCAATGGACCGTTCTACATTAATGAGTCCGTTGACGATAACCAATTCTATAACATTCCTACATTACAATCTGCAGTTGGTGGTAATCAGTATGTTCGTAGCATGGTTGACACTGGTGCTCTCCAGTTTAACCCTGGAATTAATGAACTTTGGGTATCCAATAATGTACGCATTGGTGGCGCAACAGGAATCATTACCGCTCTGCACTTCTCTGGATCTGGTCAAAGACTGACTGGTATTCCTACTTCGATTGTTGCTGGAACTGGAGTTACTATTGGCACTGTTGGTGGTGTTTATACAATCAACTCTACTGCAAGTGGAATCAGTACCACTGAGACTCTAGTAACTGCTGGAATCAACGCTATTGGTGTTGTAACTGCAATTCAGTTTGTTGGTGATGGTTCTGGTTTAACTGGAGTGACTGCAGTAGGATCTGGTGTTGCTATTCAAGATAGTGGTTCCAGTGTTGGTGCCGCTGCTACGATCATCAACTTTGCTGATAATCTTTCCGTATCTCCTTCTTCTGCTGGTGTTGTTACAGTAACCTCTTCTGGTGGTGGATTAGCAACAGGTGTGGGAACATTTGCTGCTACTCCTGGTGTTGAGGTTCAAATAGATTCCTTCTCTGCATCTACTTATTCAAGTGGCGAATATCTAATTACATTGGGAATTGGAACTTATAGACAAACTCAAAAGGTCTTGGTTCTGCATGATGGTGGAGCAGGTATTGATACGACAGCATACTCTCAAGAGTTTGCGATTATGTATCATCCAGAACAAGTGGTATCTATCGCTGCTACATACAGTGGAGGAAATATCCTAATCAAGGCAACACCAGAGTCTGGTATATCTGGAGTAACTACATATCGCTTTACGAAGAATTTAGTAGAAGGAGTCTGATAGGTGATTCATACTGGATCTAATCAATTAATTCATAATTCTCAATTCTTATACTCTGAGTGGAAACTAACAGAACCACAAGTACCTGCAGGTGATGGAAAAAAGTTGTATGCTTTAGCGGGTCATACTCAAGAAGATTGGAATTCTATTCACTCTAGTCTTCTTGATGATGGTATAGAATGTCATGATGAGAAGTCTCATAGTCCTACCAGAGGTGTATATTATCTAACTGATGCAGAAGCAGAGACTTTAAAAGAAGACTCTAGAGTTAGATATGTTCATATAGATTGTTCACAGTATCTGGGTACGTTTGCTCCAGACCCTAATGACCTAGTTGATAGTGTTAGCAAAACCTTTAGATATGGATCTAATGCAAATCAGTATCGTGATTGGGGTGGTCTTCTAACTGGAAATTCTTCAGACTTAAACCGAGCATCCTTTCAACTTTATCGTTGTATGCAGAAGGATGATCCATGGGTAGACAATGGTAATGATAATACCATATTCACGAGTAAAGTAGAGTATTATGGTGACGGATCTGATGTAGATGTAATTGTTGCTGATGAAAGTTGTTGGTTTGGACATTCTGAGTTTAGAAGGAATGCACCAAATGCATCTAATCCAACAAACTATGTTGGTGGTAATGCTCTAGATTCTTCTGGAACATGTGATGTTCTAGATTTGGTTTTAGATGCTCCGTACTATATTGATCCAGAATGGTTTAATGCTTCTCCTGGAACTAGACTCACCACTCGTTGGGATGGGACAACAGTTCCCACAGAATCAGAAGCTCGTAATTGGTGGAGCACTCCTGGTAATAGGTCTGTGCAATTTCAAGATATTGGATCAGTTAGTGTAACTGCTAATTACACTAGAGATCGTTGTAATGGAAGTGATACTGCTATTCATACTAATGGTGGGTATCACGGAACTCCATGTGCAAGTCTTACATATGGTAGAACTCATGGTTGGGCATTCAATTCTCAAAAGTGGTTCATTAATGCATATGGTACATATGGATCTGGCACCGAACAATATCTTGACATAACAAAATTATTTCACCAAAACAAACCTATAAACTCTACTTATGGGAACAGAAATCCTACAGTAAGCAGTAATAGTTTTGGGTATCGTGGTAGTGTATTGTCTTCTGGATATTACTATTATCGCGAAGGTGCTACAGGTGGAAGTGGTGTGCAATACAGTAGCAAACCTGCATTTATGAGTAATACATATCAATCTTCTATAAGATCTGAGTATGCTCCAAACTCCATGGTCACTGCAGGTGATGAGATGATTGCTGCGGGAGTTGTATTTGTTTGCTCCGCAGGTAATACAAGACAAAAATTAGTCAAATCAACTCATCCAGACTATAATAATTACTGGGCATCAACGGCAAATACTAATTTGACCTCTGCCACTAGATCAATATATGGTTACACTGCATACAATACATTTAATAGACAGGGATTTCCTGGTCAAATTGGTGCCACTGACGATGGTCAAGGTAATACAATTTATCCAACAATACCTGTTGCTGCCCTTGATGATAATATCTCTGGCGGTAGAGAGCAGATGGCAACATATACCAACATGGGCAATCTTATCCCATTGTTTGCTCCTGCAGATGAAACTTTAGCAGCATCTGGTGATACAACTCCACCAACACAATATGCTAGATATGACACGACAAATTCGAGCTTAGACAAAGACCAATCATTTAATGGAACAAGTGCTGCATGTCCAGTGGCATGTGGTCTTATTGCAACTAAGTTGCAACATAATCGTAGTTGGGATGGATTTGATGTTCAGAATTGGTTGCAAAATTCAGTAGGAATACAGTCTTCTACTGTGTTTTATTATGGTCCAGAAGCAGACAGTGCTACATCTAGTGATTGGAGTGATACAAGATCTATTCAAGGAATGGATGCTGTTGTTATATGGGATGCTCTTACTGGTGGTGAGACTGATACTGGATCTGCTACACCTAAAGAAGAAACTTTGAAGATAACTCCTGGATCTGGAATTACGATAAGGGGTTGCAAACTAATAAATACCTAAAAAGGAATCATGGCGAATAAGGCTTTTGGCGCTAAGGAATTGAATTTGATTGGGGACCAGGGAGCGTCTCCAGTCATAGAAAGTCCTGGCAATTTAAGTTTAAATGCACCAACTGTTGCCATCAGTACTAATGCGACTGTTGGTGGTATCCTTACAGCAACTAGTTTTGTTGGTGATGGTTCTGGACTGACTAATGTATCTGTCGGTGCTTCTGGAATTAATATTAACGATGAGGGTTCTGCGTTAGGAATCGCAGGAACAATTGATTTTGTTGGTGCAGGAATATCTGCAGTAGTAAATGGTGGTATTGCAACCGTAACTGTTACGGCAACTGGAAGTGGTGGTGTTAATACAACAGGAACTTCTACATTCAATGATGTAGATATTAATGGAACACTTGAGTCGGGAGATATTTATTGTGTTGGTGGTAATATCGGTGTTGGTCTTCCCGTAAATCCATCATACTCTCTTGATATTGCTGGAGATGTAAGACTATATGGCGGTGATCTGTGGATGCCATATGGATCATCGGGTAGCATGGTTCTATCTAATCTTGGGTATACAAGAAATATTCGATCTAATAGTGGCATTCCTCTTTGCTTCCAAGCGTTTAGCATGGATGGTGGAATTGGTATTGGTACAACAAATGGGCATGGTGGTTTATATGTACATACACCAACGTTCTTTACTGGAGTTGTAACTGCTACTCAGTTTGTTGGTGATGGTTCTGGACTGACTGGTGTCACTGCTACTGGAACGGGAGTTGTTGTTCAGGATGAAGGAAGTCCTCTCGGAACAGCAGCAACAATTAATTTTATTGGTAACCAAGTCACAGCAAGTATTCTGAATGGAATTTGTAATGTAAATATTGGTGGTGCTTCTTATGCTGATGTTGCTGGTGTTGCAACAGTTGCACAAAATCTGACTGGAACTCCAAGCATTACAGTTGGAACTATTAGTTGTGATGATGATGTCAATATCGTGGGAACTACCCCCACCTTAAAACTTCAGGATACAGACGCAGCATCAAATTATGCATATGCAGAGTTTGATACTAGTCAAGATCATACTTTATTCCTGAGACTTAGAGCATATTTAAATACACCCAACTTTAGAATTCAATCAGAAGCAGGTGGAACACCAAATACTGATGATCTGTTCACTATTCTGGGAACTGGTGATGGTACTAGATCAGGTTTTGTAGGTATTAATTCATCTAATCCAAACGAAAGACTGACAGTTCGTGGAAACGTTAATACAGTTGGTTATATTACTGCAACAACCTTCTATGGTGACGGATCAAACTTAACTGGAGTGACTGCAGTAGGATCTGGTGTAGTTATTCAGGACGAGGGAAGTGTTGTTGGAACAGCAGTAACAATTAACTTTGTAGGAACAGCTGTTACAACTACATTTACTAGTGGAATTGCGACAATATCTATTACTGGTGGCGGTGGTAAGTTTGTTGATAATGTATCTGGAATTCACACGCTATCTTCTGTTGGTGTAAAGACTGATAATCCAAAGACTGCTTTACAGGTAGAGACTTATGGTGTAGAAGCAGGAATTGGTACATTCATTGCTGTTGTGGGCACACCTGTCATAGTAGATCAATTTAATGTATCTACAACTCCATTTAGAACAGCAGAATACACTCTTCACATTGATCATGCAAATGGTATGCAGTCTCAAAAAGTTCTGGTAATGCAGGGTGGTGGTGCTGCATATTCAAATGAATTTGCAATTATGCATTCATCTGCAGATCCACTTGTATCATTTGCTTCTACAGTAAGTGGTGGTGCATGTCAACTACAGATGACGCCACTTACTGGGACAACTGGTATAACTACATATAGATTCTCTAGAGGAACTCTTCTCTGATGGCAATACGATTAAATGAAGAACACCAGACCACGGGGAGTGGTTTGGGATATCAAATGTCCTCGTATGTTTTTATGAGGTCTTTGGCGAATAAGACTGGATTTAAATATGCTATAGATCCTCAGAATTTGTATGCATTGAAAAATACATTTGATGGTCTAGTGATTGATGAAGAAGATGCTCCTGGAGTTCAAGGAGAACATAGTGTTGAGTTCATGATCGATGATTCATTTGATGATGTGTTGAAAACAGTCAAAGACAATACAACATTGTATGGATATCCAACTCCATCGAATGCAATTGATATCACTCAGATTGAAGAAGTAAAATCTCATTTTAAATTTAGAGATGAGATTGAAAGTAGATGTAAGTCTTGGAAAGAAAGTGTAGTTGGTGATAGTGAAGTCATTGCAATTCATCTTCGCAGAGGTGACTTTGTGGATGATTACAGTGGAATGTTCTTGATTGATGATGATTATTATCTCAAAGCATTAAAGTTACTTCCAAAAGATATTCCTGTTTTAATCTTTACTAACGATAAGGAATATGTTCGTGGTAATGAGAATTTTAGTGGAGATAGATTTATTTTAGTTGATGATATTGTCAACTTCAATCAACCAACTAGTGATCTATCTAGAGAAATAGATCTAAATGTTGACAAGTCTGGAGATAATCTGTTTAATTATTCTGTTGTCCTAGAGTCAATGGGTAATCCCAAATTAGATGATTATCTTCAGTATAAAATAGATAATAGATTGTATAATTATTCACATGATATGTGCTTGATGAGTATGTGTGATTATCATGTGATTGCAAATAGTACATTTAGTCTCTGGGCAGTAGAACTCTCAAATACCAAGAGAGTTGTTTATCCAATGTATTGGTCTCAGGGACTCAGTGATGATATAGATGCTGTTCTATGTGATAATCCTGAGTCTTGTCGTCCTGGATTCAGGTGCAATCAAGATACTACTATTGCTAGAGACTTGGGTGGATTTGATCAAACCGCTTCTGCGTTGGGATATTTTATGAAGGACGACTGGATTGGATTGGAGAATCCAGATCAACGCGCTAAGAAATGGGGGTGCTGCTAAATGTCTGAGAAGAAGCGTTACATTGTTGGATGTACTGCCCCAGCAGATTGGGAGTACATTCACGAATTATTAACCCAGGATGGAACATTAGATGATAATATTCCAACTGAAGCGATCACCAGCGACGACTTAAAAGAGCATAGTCCAACCAGAGCATCTTATCTTTTAACTGATGCTGAGGCAGATCTTGTTAGGGATCATGAGAAGGTTCTCTATTGTCACATAGCACAAGAAGACTTCTCACCACCACAAGAAGAGTTACATGCGACCCCTCAACAAGGATTTCGTCAAGTAGGTATTACATCACAATATCGCCGTTGGGAAGCATTTAATCTTATTACTACTACTGGTGGTAATACTCAAGATTTTGATATGGGTCGTAGTGGATTCCAGTTGCTTAGACATTCACAAGCAGAAGACCCTTGGTATGATGGTACAACCGATGGCGGTAGACAGGTATTTGATAACAGAATTCCTCGCTATGGCAGCGGTAAAAATGTTGATGTAATTGTATGTGATGAGGGATTTTGGTTAGGTCATATTGAATTTTATAATCCATCTGATGTTAGAGACATTAATAACAGCACCACAGATGGTAATGGAGATCCATATATCTTTGGTCCTGAGGATATGATTGAGGGTAATGTCCTCAACAGTAACGGAAGATGCTATGCTCTTGATCTGATTGTTGATGCTCCATACTATATTGATCCTGACTTTTTTAATGCAAGTCCTGGAACTAGACTTGAAACGAGATGGGATGGAACAACTGTTCCTGTAAGTAGTGTTGCAGTAGATTGGTGGAGAAATAATTCAACAACTTATCGCTCTGTTGGATTCACCACTTTTGGTACAGCAGCTGTTAGCACTGCATATAATAGAACAGATTCCAATGGAACAAATACAGCAACTGCATACAATAGTAGTCATGGTACTCAATGTGCTGCTGCTTGCTTTGGTAGAACTCAGGGGTGGGCATATAATGCAAACAAGTGGGTATTGAATCTGTATGGATCTAGAAGTTCTGGTATTGAAGCGGGATTTGATGCTCAGAAGTTGTTCCATCAGATGAAACCAAATAACCCTGAACTTGGGACAAAGGACCCTACGATCAGTTCTAATAGTTGGGGTTATCGTGCTGTCCCCAGTTCTTCTGGATACTCTTTTTATCAAGGAGCGAGCGGAGTATCTTATACTAATGGTGGTAATTGGTCCCTAGGACCATTTAACAGCAGTAATACCAGACCTGGATTCCAAAGGTACGTTGGATGGTATGGAGACTATTATGGTGGTCCAAGAATGAAGGGTGAGATGCTTCCTAATTCTATGACTCAAGCATTGGACGAATTGATTGCTGAAGGTGTTATCTTTGTTGGTGCTGCAGGAAACGGAAACCAAAAGCAAGTTAGTTGGGATCATCCAGATTTTAATAATTACTGGAATACTGGTGTTGGTGCTACTGTTGGAGACAACTTCTTCTATGAGTTTGGTGAGAGAGTATACCCATATTCAAATAGAAGAGGATTCCCACAGCATGGGGGCATGACAAGAAGCGGTATTGGTGGAACTATCTACACATATCCTGTTATTAATATCGGTGCTCTTGATGATGATTATTCATCTTCTCAAAGTTATAAGGAGCGTAAGGTAAATTATAGTGATATGGGTAGTGAAATTGATTGCTATGCCGCTGCTGATGGTACTCTTACTGCACAGAATGTAAGTGGCTCTGGTAGAGCAAGACATGACACCAAACCATCTGGAGAAAGTGGATTTACTTATTACTATGATAATAAGTTTAGTGGAACCAGTGCGGCATGTCCTGTCGCATGTGGAATAATTGCAACTAAGTTAGAATATAATCGTAACTGGGGTTGGCAAGACGTAAGGAATTGGTTGAGAGGAGAGAACCAACCAGTTGGTGTGGGATCTACACTGGCAAGAATGGAGAGTAACAAATTCTATTTTGGTGTTGATAGCAACACTGCTGGATATGGTGATCAGGGTGGACAATCTACCTGGTCTGATGTTAATAGTCTTGAGGGGTCTCTTCCAATTGTCATCTATGATGCTCCAACTGGTAATGAACCAGCACAGTCAAGCGGGTCACCTGTGATTGAAGGTGTGAAGGTATTCTCTGGTGATGGGATGGAGATTACTGGTAACTTCACAATATCCTATCAGTGATAAATACTAAAAAACCTGTGTTTGAATAATGGCAGATAGATCTTTTGGTGTAAGAGAGATTAATATTGTTGGATCTGCTGGTACTCCTACGATCTCCAGTCCAAATAATATTAATTTGAATGGTAACAACGTTGCCATTAGCACTGACCTTCAGGTTGGAAGGAATGTAAGTGTTGTTGGTGTTGTAACTGCCACTACTTTTTATGGTGATGGATCTCAATTGACTGGTATTGGGACAGGTGGTGGAGGTGGAGGAGGTTCTATTGCAGGTATTGATACTGCAGGAACTTCTACGTTCAATGATTTGAATGTGTCGGGCATGACCACACTCGGCACTGAAGTTAACATTGGAGATGGTGTGTCTTATCTCCAGATCTATAATGGAGGGCAACAGATTCTAAGACCGAATGGATTTCTTAGAGTTCAAGCTGGTGGTGCTAGTGGTCCTAGACTTGAATTGGAGAACAATGGTGGGGTTTTATTAATACCTTCATCTGGTGATAATGTAAGTTTATATTATGGTGGGACAAATCTAAAGTTAAACACCAAGTCTACTGGTGTTACAGTAACTGGTGAATGTGCTGCTACCACATTTGTAGGTGATGGTTCTGGACTGACCAATCTTCCTGGCGGTGGGGGATCTACTGCTGGTATCAGCACTACAACCACATCATTCTTCAATACATTACATGCAACTGGAACTATTGACATTGGAACATCCAATGCTGGTGTTGCTGTAACTCACATGACCATTGACTCTGCTGATGTCAGTGGTACTATTCGTAATAGAATTCAGAGTGGTGCTGGTAATACTAATGCTGTTCTGGACATTCAAACCAAAGAATTCTTAGTAACAGATCCATATGCTGGTAAGGGATCGCTGATCTCTGCTGATGCATCGGGAACCAAACTATATCAGAACGACTCCGTAAAACTTTCTACCCTTGGAGCAGGTGTTACTGTCACTGGAACCATGTATGCTACGGCATTCTCTGGTGATGGATCTCAACTGACAGGAGTTCCTATCTCTGGAGCAGATGGATCATTTACCAGAGTTGATTCTCAACAGTTGGTTGTATCTGGTCTCTCTACTTTCCAAAGTAATGTTTATCTTCCCGATAATGCTGTTCTGAATTTTGGTGATACCAATGATCTTCAGATTTGGCACGCAGGTTCTTCATCTGTTATAAGAGATTCTGGAACTGGACCATTAAATATTCAAACTGGTGGTGACTGGGTTTCTATTACAGATTTGAGTGGTAATAAGGCAGCACGTTTTTATAATAACAACGTAGTAAATCTCTACTATGCAGATGCCCTGAGACTTCAAACACTTGGTGCTGGTGTTACTATCTTTGGAACATTAGATACTCAAGGACTTAATATTAGTGGAGTTACTACAACCAGTAGTGATATTCATCTTAATCAAGATAATGCTACATTAAGAATTGGTGGTAATATAGCTGGTGATATTCGTATCTATCATACAGGTACAGAAAGTGTTTATTGGGATAATTACGGAAGAACAAGATTTGCTGGTGGCAAATGGGAGTGGACCAATCTTGCGGATAATCAACAGGTTGTTGAGTTTGACCAGACTTATGGCGTTAAATTAAATTATTCTGGCACCAGAAGATTCATGACCACCAATGATGGTGTTCATGTTGCTGGTATCATGACTGCTACTAGTGTCTCTATTGGTGCTAGTAATGCGGAACCTAATCTTACAATAACATCTGATGGTACAGATTCGTTCATCAAAGAAACCAATGGAACTGGTGAACTGACTATCAGCACTAATCAACTCAAGATTGAGAACCCATCGTTTGAGACTCTTGCACGATTCAATGAGAATGCAGATGTCAAGTTGTATTATGACAATGCAGAGAAGTTCAGCACAACACCTCAGGGTGTCAACGTAAGTGGTATTGCTACTGCAACCTCATTCAATACTAATAGTACAACTGGCGATGGAAGTGACAGAGGATTTACTACCAAGTACTATATTACTGCTGATGGTTCCTCATCTTACAGATTTGCTGGACCTGGTGTTGCAAATACCACAGCAAATCCAACTTTGTATCTCCATAGAGGATTTACTTATATCTTAGAGAACTCTACTGGAAGTGGTCACCCATTTGAGTTGAGAGTTAGTGCTGGTGGTACAGCATGGACACCAGGAAACTTCCTCTCTGGATCAATTAATGGTACACAAGTACTTACGGTTCCTTTTGATGCCCAGGCATCTATTGTATACCAGTGTACTCTTCACAGCGGAATGGTGGGCACGATCAACTTTGTTTCCTAAGGGGGTTGACGGATCCCAGACCCTAGTGGTATTATAAATACATCAACACGTTACGGAATGTAACGAATCTCTAAGATTCATAACGTTCCGTTTTTTGTTGTCTTGCTGCAAACGGACTATTGTCCCTACCGAGGCTAAGCAAGTAAAAGACGCCTCTCATACCTGTACTGGAGGGTGGTACAGGAATACTAATACTGGTTCGTCCCCCCGAACTCATACCTAACCCTGTTTAAAAATGGCTAATTCTGTTCTTTCGCGTCAACAAGGCGCATCTACCTGGGAGGACTTCTGCTCCTGGGTTACTTCTACTAACAACCGTCTGTATGTCGGTTGGTTCGGTGTACTGATGATTCCTACGCTGCTCGCAGCAACCATCTGCTTCATCACTGCGTTCGTCGCTGCTCCCCCAGTGGACATCGATGGCATCCGTGAACCAGTCGCTGGTTCTCTTATGTATGGCAACAACATCATCTCTGGTGCAGTTGTTCCTTCTTCTAACGCAATTGGTCTTCACTTCTATCCCATCTGGGAAGCAGCATCTCTGGATGAATGGCTATATAATGGTGGTCCTTTCCAACTCGTTGTCTTTCACTTCCTCATCGGCATCTACGCCTACATGGGTCGTGAGTGGGAATTGTCCTACCGTCTTGGTATGCGTCCCTGGATCTGTGTTGCATACTCTGCACCCGTTGCAGCAGCAACCGCAGTCTTCCTGGTCTATCCTTTCGGTCAAGGTTCTTTCTCTGACGGTATGCCCCTTGGCATCTCTGGTACGTTCAACTACATGCTTGTCTTCCAAGCAGAGCACAACATTCTGATGCACCCCTTCCACATGCTGGGTGTCGCAGGTGTCTTCGGTGGTTCACTGTTCTCCGCAAT